GTCATCGGGAATTACCTGATGGGCGGCGCGGCGGGCCATTCGATCCTCGATCCCACTTACCGTGGCCGGGCTGGCACGCGGCCGGGCGCGTAATCCAACTTCACACTTCAACACTTCTCGTAGGAGCAGAACATGAGTGCAGTTCCTTTCACTGGTAATGGCGGAGTGGGGAACGAATTCCTCAGTGCTCTGCTGTCGAACGAAAACTTCATCAAGAGCGTCGCGGGCGAGGTGGGTACGCTCGCCAAGGCCGACACGATTTCGCAGGCGACAAACTTGCTCTGGTACGACCTCAAGCCGGTCGTGCAGATGCTCTATCCGTACAGGGAGTTGATTCCGCGGATCAGCCGCCTGCCACGAGTTGCAGCGGATGGCGGTAATGCGTTCCACTGGAAGCGGATTACGGGCATCAATGTCAACGGTGCGAGCAGCGGCGTCTCCGAGGGCAACCGGGGCGCGCGGATCGCGATCCAAGAGCAAGACTTGCTCGCCGCGTTCAGGACGTTGGGTTATGAAAGCTCGGCGACCTTCGAGGCGCGGCTCGGTGGACGGAACCTAACCCCGGAGACTCTTGGGATTAGCGTCCAGTCGTCTCTGCGCTCGCTCATGGTCGATGAGGAGAAGATTCTCATCAACGGCGATGCGAGTCTGCCCCTCGGGCTGACGCCGACTCCGACGTTGGTTGCAGGGACTGTCGCGGGCCTCACTGGTTCGTTCGGCTCCGGCACCGTATACGTGATCGCCGTGGCGCTTACCGGCATGGGCTATCTCGGTTACTCGCCGTACAACAGTGTCACGAACTTGGGCGGGGTGCTCGGTCAAGTCACCAAGATCAACGCCGATGGGAGCACGGACACTTACGGCGGCGGCTCTGCACAGCCGAGCGCCGAAGCTAGTGTCGTTACGTCCGGCACACAGTGCGTCACCGCGACAGTCACGCCTGTCGTCGGGGCGTTCGCGTATGCGTGGTTTGTTGGTAGCGCGACGGGCGCGGAATATCTCGCGGGACTTACCCCGTCGAACCAGGCCATATTCACCAAATACCCCGCCGCGACTAATCAGCCGGTGGGCAATCTCAAGGTCGGCGCGAGCTACGCCGACAACTCGGTGAACGGGCTGATCCCGGATGGGGTGTTGACGCAAGTCTCCGGCGCCATTACTGGGCCGTCGCCGGGGCAAATTATGGCGACCAACCCTGTCCTTCCCGGCGGCATCACGTTCTCGCCGGGTGGCAGCATTCTCTATACTATGGCGGCCGGGAATACCGGACTGACAATCCAGGGCTCAAACTTCGTCGAAATCGACGCTGTGCTTCGCGCCGCGTATGATCAGTACAAGATCGGGTTCGACCGGCTGCTTATTTCAGCGACCGACGTACTCGACACCTTCGGCGCGATGTTGGCCCAGGCGAGTACGGGGAATGGTTTCCGCATCATGTTCGACGCGGACGCGGAGACGGGCCGTATCGTTGCGGGCCGCCGGGTCACGAGCTACCTCAACAAGTTCTTCAACAATACGCTCGACGTTGAGGTGCACCCGTATGTTCCGCCCGGCACGATCTTGTTCTGGTCGGATCGCTCGCCGTATGAACTTAGCGGCGTCGCAAACCTGCTCGAAGCCCGCGTGCGGCAGGACTACTACCAAATTCAGTGGCCCTGGCGGAGCCGTCGCTACGAATACGGCGTCTACTGCGATGAAGTCTTCCCGTGCTACTTCACTCCGGCGTTCGCGATGATCACGAACAAGAACCCGGTAAGCGGTTCTTTTAGCTTCTAGTCGGGGAGAGTGCGTCGTGGCCGGATGGTGTGAAGATTGTGATGGCTGCTGCCGAGTCTTTGAAGTACCTGCGGTACAGAAGAAGTTCGGCGAGCCGTGCAAGCACATTGGTGCAACACTGTTCGGCCACGGATGCACGATCTATGCAGATCGGCCCGATGCCTGTCAGCACTATACCTGCTTGTGGCTCGATAGCAAGAGACGGCCCGAAGTTGAAGATTTGTCCGATGAGCTTCGCCCCAATGTGTCTAAAGTCGTTCTTGGTTGGCCCTGGGGCGAGGATCGGACTACGATGTTCGTCTACCCCTATCCCGGTCACCCTGATGCGTGGAAGGCCAAGCCAGTTGCCGATCACCTACGCATGATCCTGTCACGAGGCGGCAAAATCGTCATCGTTGATGGGAAAGATCGCATAGTCATGAAGGGCGACATGGCCTTCATCGGCACGGAAGATGAATTTGCCCGCATTCTGAGTTAACGAAAGGAACCCCTTTGATGTCCGAGTCTCTTCTTGGTCTAACCGACGTGCAGAAAGGCAAGCTCGTCGAGGTTATCATCGCGTTTCGCGCGCTGTGGAATGGGACTCCACAGAATGACCGCCAGACCGGAACACACTTCATGCGGATACTGGATGAGTTCGAGCAGTCACTGAAGCCTGAACCGCCGCCCCCGCCGCCGGTTGTTGTATCGCATCCTGGATCGACTGGCGCGACGGGTTCGACTCGCGGTGCTACTGGGGCCACCGGCGCAACCGGCACCCAAGAAACCCAAAACATCACCGGCACCCTTACCGGCACAGTTACCACCACTCACCCCGCTACTGGAGCGACAGGAGCTTAGTCATGTGGATGCGCTTCCCCGATGGCGTAGAACGAATTAGCATTCAACTGCAAGAGTTCAAGATCGAGGCGACGGACGCGAAGACTGGTACGAACTACTTCCGCGTGCCGAACCATTTCGCGCCGGAGTTGCTTGCGCTGAAAGGTTTCGCGGTGCAAGACCCGCCCGATGGGACTGAGATCGAGGACTTACCCCAACTCGATCCGCTCCGCGATGGGGCGATTGCCGATTTGGGCAAGCAGTTGGAGATGGCGAAGAGTGAACTGGCGAACGCGCGCACGGATCACAACGTCACGCTCGGCAAGATGGCCGCGAAGGTGGCGGAGTGTGAAACGGCGATAGCGGCCGCGGCCAAACTCACTGCCGAGAACGAAGCCTTGCGTGAGCGGCTCGCCGACTTGGAAAGCGAACAGTCGACGCAGAATGCGATTGATGAGAAGGCGATGAAGTCAGGACAGCCCAAGAAGTGACCCTCTCAGCCGGCGATCTGACCACACTGGCCAATGCTAAGCTGTGGCTCAATGTTACTAACAATACGCAAGACACGTTCCTGACTCAGCTGATCACTCGATGCACGCAACTTATCTACTCCAAGCTCAACCGCGCGCGCCTCTATTCCCAATCGTTCCTCCGCACGTTCGATGGTGTGGGGAATTACCAGCTCATCCTACCCGACTATCCTGTCACTGCGGTTGCCCAGGTGAATATGAATGCGATGGCCGTGAAGCCGTATCCACTGCCCGCGGCCGGGACATCGACCATCCCACCGAACACTTTCGGCTATGGTTATCGCATTCCACTGTGGGGCGGGAATTTGCCGGGCGATCCCAGTGTGATAGAGATAGTCAATGGCGTATTCTGGGCGGGCGTGCAGAATGTGCAGATCGCGTACACGGCGGGGTATTTGGAAGTCGAGGCGCAGACGGTGCCCGGATCGCCGGGGCCATACACCATCGCTGTTAATCAGCCGCAGGGCATCTGGTCGCGCGACAATGGAGTGGTGTATGCAGCGACTGGCGTTGCGCTTGCCCCTGTGCCGTCTGCACCCGCTATTGGCCAGTACATTCCACCGTCACAACTTGGAGGCGGGGTCTACACTTTCGCCGCGGCTGATGCAAACGCCGCGTTGCTAATCTCTTACTCATTCATCCCCGCCGATCTTGAGGAAGCCTGCATCCAGATGGTCGCCGAGCGCAATTCCTATCGCGGCCGAGTCGGGATTATGGATCAGAGCCTCGGCGGTCAGGAGACGATGCGGTTCATGCGCGGTGCGGGGCCGAACCCACGCGCGATGGATTTGGGACTACCGCCTGAAGTCGAGAGCCTAATCGCGCCGTATGTCAGCACGATTCCGCCGTTGATTGGAGCGCCAGTATGAGAATTGATTACTGGCCTTCATTATTGTTCAATCGTCATCCAGGATGTATACACTACAGTATATTTTGTCGCGAATTTTGGCATTTCTTGTGGCAACCAGTTATTATAGACATGCTTCCTTGGCGTTGGAAAGTAGCTCTTTGGAACTATCTGTTTCGGCGAAATATTGATTGGAGAACGCGAAAGTGATCTCCGTCAAGCTCGTCAACACGGAAGTCATTGCGCGGCTGGAAGCGCTGCCGGTTGAGTTGCACGCGGCTGTGGAGGCGAAATTTGCTTCGCTGGTTCAACTCGTCCGGGAGAAGGTGGAGAACAATCTCTCGGGTGCAGTGTTGCAGACTAAGACCGGGGCGCTGCTCGGGGCGTTGCAATCGGGCGTTGAGACTGTTGGCGGAACGATGATCGGGTTTGTGGATATTGAGCCGGGAGGCAAGCCCGAAGTCTATGGCAAGACCCACGAATACGGTGGCAAAGGCTCATACGAAATCGTCCCGGTGAATAAGAAAGCGCTAGCCTTCGACTGGAATGGGAAGCACATCATCACGCAGTATGTCTTCCACCCACCCGCACAGGAGCGTAGTTTCATGCGGAGCGCGCTCCGCGAGATGATGCCCGAGATTGTCGCCGGACTTGAGGAGACGATTGCCAGTGTGCTGTTCTGATGGCGACGACGCGGGAACAGGTTGCGCAGGCGTTGCTCACCCTAGTCCAGGGAATGACCTTTGCCTCGCCGATTAACGGACAAAGTGCGTGGGTTACGACCTCGCGGCGGCTTAAACTATGGGGTAGTGTCAACCCGGCCGAGCAACCGGCGGCGTTCGTGGTCGCACACAATGAAATGGACGAGTACCGCGGCCTGGGCCTGCTTCGTATTCGGTTGCATTATTCTGTTTGGTGCTATTCTCGAACGGATGATCAGAGTACTGTTGGCGATGTGGACTTGAATACGATGCTCGCCAGCTTTGAGACTCTGTTCCCGGTTACGCAGGATAGTACGGGGAGTAACACGTTGGGCGGGCTGGTCTATTGGTCGCGGATCGAGGGCCGAGTGTTCAAAGACCCTGGCGACATAGATGGGCAGACGCTGTTGATAGTCCCGATTGTGATCGAGATGCCATGAGCATACAATCGTCCCCTGCAATAAGGCATACATAGGAGTCACCATGTCAGACGACCATCCCGACGCGCCCGTATATCCAGTCAGCGAGCCCGAACATGAAGCGCCCGCGCCCGCGCCAGTACAAGAGCCGGAGCCTGCTGCCGCGCCTAGCGCTCCCGTCCATCCCACTGCTTTGATCGTGGACGAATGGGTGCGTGATCACTTGCATGGTTCTATTCTCGGTCGCAGCACTGAAGCGTGGAATCACGTACAATCTGTCCTCCCCGCGCTCAAAACTGCGCTGGCGAAGAAACTCTGATGCAAGTTGGGCGGATAGAATTTGGCCCCGCGATTTCTATTCGCCAATTGCGCGCGCCCTCACGCGTTGAATGTGAACTTGCACTCGGAGACTTGATTTCGAGTTTTGGCCTGAGCGGTGCTGATGCGCTGCCCGAGCCCTGCTTTGACATCGACGAACTCCATCAACGTAATGCTGCGTTGGTGCGGAAACAGCTAACGAGGGAGTAGAACATGCAACTCATCTTTGGTATCGGTGCGCTTTGGGGCACCCGGACGGATACTCCGAATATCGGCCCCGATCAGTTCGCAGTGTTGCAAGATAACACGGTGGACTTTTCGTTCGAGTTGAAGGAGCTGTATTCGCAACTCGGCTTCCCGATCGACATCGCGCGCGGCAAGGGGAAGATTACTGGCAAGGCCAAGATGGCCCGCGTGTTCGCCGCACTATATGGCGATCTGTTCTTCGGCGCCGCAGTCACCGCGAACTCCGAAGACAACGTGAGCGAGGACGAGATTCAGACTGCAACCGCCTCCGTCGCCGTTACGAATGCCGCGACGTTCGTGCAGGATTTGGGCGTGTTCTACAACTCCGGCGGGCGGAAGCGCTTTGCGTATACGACTGGCGCGCCCAGTCAGGGGCAATATGCCGTCAACGCCGCGATCGGGGCGTACACGTTTAACAGTTTGGACAATGGCCAGTCCGTCGCGATCTCCTACGTCTTCACGGATACTAATGGCAAGACGGTTACAATCACGAACAACTTCATGGGCTACACGCCTACGTTCAAGGCGACGTTCTATCAGAACCGGGCAACGCAGGGATCGAGCGGGCAGATTACACTGTTGCTCAACCAATGCATCAGTTCGCGCCTGAGCTTCCCGTCGCGGATTGATGACTATGGTATCCCGGACTTCGATTTCATGGCACTGTCGCCGGGCAGCAACATCGTCGGCACGCTGTCAACGACCGAATAATCCAAGGAGACCCACCCTCATGATACCTGGAGTAGAAGTTACGATCGGCGAGAAGAAATACACTATGCCCCCGCTCTCGCTCGGTCAATTGCGCAACGGAGTGATGCTCAAGCTCAAGGAACACGACGAGGCGATTGAACAGAGTAAGGGATACGAGGCGAGCGTGCTCAAAGGCGAAATCGTCCTCGAAGCCCTCAAGCGCAACTACCCCGAACTCACGCTCGACTCCGTTGAGTTCGATTTCGGCAACATCAACGAACTCTGGCTCGTCGCGCTCGGTCTCTCGGGTTTCAAGCCGGGGGAAACTCCGGCGACGAGGGAGACGCCGAGCGGCGATGGGACTTAAAGCCCCTCTACCGCGCCCTCGTCGCGGCGTATAGTTGGCGCTATTGCGATATTGATGCGATGACATTGCCCGAGGCAAAAGATATACTGGACGGCTGGATTGACTACCCGCCGGTGTATCTGATGTTGAAGGGGATAGTTGGCGGATTGAGCGGAGGGCCACCAGCGCCCCGGCACATATCCGACCAAGACATTCGCGCCCTGTCGCCGCCGAAGGAAGAGACAACTCCCGAACAAGTCGCGATGGCGTCGGCCGGGCAGTTGCCGTTGATGGCTAGCCGCCCTGATCCCGAACTTAAACGCATGACGCTCCTCGACGAGGATGAAATGCGCAAGCGAAACCTTGCCCGGCGCGTGGAGATGGCCAAGCGAAAGATGAAGTCCCTTGTCTGATCAACGTTTAGGGATTTTGATTGAAGCGCGAGAAACGGCGAGCGCGCAACTCGCCCGCGTTTCGGCCGAACTCAAGGCGTTTCAGCAAGAATTGGCGAAGGCCGCTGAGTCGAACGCACGGTTCGGGCAAAGCGGCAGTGGATATTATAATGTCATAGCCGCCGAGATTACCAAACTCTCCACCACAACTCGCACACTCACCGCCGATATAGAGCGCCTCAACGCGCAGATCGTTGCTGGCGGCGGAACTGCTGTCGCCACTATCAATGCGACGACGGATGCATTGGTACGGCAGAGCACGGTTGCAGCTGCCTCGTCGAAGGTGTTTGCGACATCGACGATTGCGCGGCAAGCAACTAGCGGCGTCGAGGCGCTTGCGCAGGCGCAGGCCACGCGCGGTATTTCCTCCACTTACCTCCCCGGCGAAGCTGTTTCCGCCGCGCAATTACGCTCAGTTCAGCAGGCAACCGCGGCGATGACCGCGCAGGCGGCGGCCAATCGCGAAGCCGCCGCGACGATGCAGCAGTTGACGCAATATGGGACTGAACAGCGCAGTACCATAGACCAACTCACGCAGGCGGAATATGCGCGGCTGGCAGTCTCGCAACGCGTCGCCGCCGACAACGCGAATGTCACGCGGCAGTTGCGGGAGAGGCAGCAGACTGAACAGGCGGTCACTCGAGGCGTGCGGCAGAGTTCGGGCGAAAGCACGCAGGATATTATTGCACGGACAACTGGCGCGGGCACTCGCGCGCTGAGCAATCAGGAGTACGCGTATTTCGCCGATATGGCGTCCGGTGCGACGCGAGCCGGCGGGGCGATTAAGTCCGTTGGTACGGCGGTCAAAGATACGACTATTAGCATGACCGGCATGAATCGAGAGGGCAGCCATATGGTGGCCCTACTCGATGAGGCTTCGCGCGGTCAGCGCGGCCAAATGTTTAGCACTTTGGGCGCCGGTTTACGCGATGCCGGGTTGGGTTTCGGATCGGTTGCTGTTGCGTTTGGGGCGATTGCCGGTGTGGCCGGCTTTGAACGCATGGTTAAGAATTTTGCTGACTTAGCCATGCAGACGCGTGATGCTGCTGCGGCGGCGGGGATTAGTGTTGGCCAGTATTCGCAGTTGCAGAATGTTATGCAAATTGCGACGGGTAGTGCGGGCGCGCTTGAGCGGACGTTCGCTATCTTGCATGAGCGGATGGATCAAGCGCTCGATGAACCACTGAGTAAGGCCGCGACCGGATTTGCTCAGTTGAATATCTCCGCCGACCAGATCGCGAAAGGTTTGCAGAATCCCGCAGAGATGCTAGAACTCCTACGCACCCGCTTCCAAGCCCTCGGCGACGCGGGCATTCCGGCGTTCGAGAAGATACTGGGCACGCGCGATTTCGTCGCCATTGCCGGTTATCTTCGCATGACTGATGAGGAATTCGCGCACGCGGTTCAGTCGATCAATCAAAGCATGGCTACGATGGATGCGGAGACGGCGGCTAAACTCGCCAACGTTCGCACTCACATGAATGAACTAGACGTTGCAACTAAAGGACTTGGCGAGGCGCTGGCACAGTTTGGAACTAGCACGGGCATTATCGACTTCTTCACCCATCTTGAACAGGCAATCTCGGGCGTGCTAGACCGTACGCGCGCGTTGAAGGGCGAGAGTGAAGGCGATTGGCTGACTAAGACGGCGGGCGCCTATCTAACCATGACCGGCGTTGCAATGGGTGGCCCGGCCATGATTGGACTGGGCAACCAAATGATGACGCCCGGCGCTAAAGGACCAACTGGAACAGCCGCAGTACGCGATGAAACGGTGACGGGCAATTCGATCCTGCAAGATCAATATGGCAAGGGCGCTGCCGCGAGCACGCTGCCACAGACTCCGATTTCGCCGACATTACCGGCGAGTACCTATTTGAATGCTGGCGCGCCGCCGACACTGGAACAGGGACGTGATCTAGTACATGGAGGTATTAAATTTACTGCGGAACCAGTACCTGGAACGCTGCCATCAGTACCTCCATCTGGAATGCCACCACCGCAACCCGGCCCCAATGATCCACAGAGTGCTTATTCGGGCATCCCGCAGGCGTTGCAGCCCGGCAACATCCAACTACCATCTGCTGCACTTACACGTCCGAACACAACACCTGGTTCGTTTATAGATATAAATGTGTTGAAGAAAGAATATGACGAGGCGAAAGCGATACTCACGGATTTGGAGAATCAGCAGCTTAAAGTGCTCGCCGCGAAGAAGGATGAGACTATTGAGCCGGCGGGGAAGAATCAGATAGCGCAGCAAGAGGCTGCGCTGGCGAATAATACGGCGGATGCAGTACGCAAACTTACGCAGGCGTACATACAAAAAGCACAAGCACAGAAGACTCCGCCAGAACAGATGGAAGCCGCGTTTGGAAAGGCGCAAGTTGATGACGTTGCGCGCGCTTACGAGGCGCAGGGCCAAGCCGCTCGCGCCGCCCAAGCCGCCGCGACCGACAAAACCCGCACCGCCGTCGCCATGTGGGATATTGAGCGGGACGGTTCGCGGAAGCTGACACAGCAAATCATTGATGACTACGCCGCAGTCGTCTCTGCCGCGCGGGCCAGTGGTACGCTGACTCAGCTAGAATACCAGCAGATGTTGGCCAAGCTCGCCGCGCTGCACAAGCAATTCACTGAACAAACCATCCACGATACCGAAGAGGCCGCGACGAGGCAAGCGGGCTTGCTAACTGCACAGCGCCAGCAGGTCGGCGCGAATGCGCAAGTGCAGGAGATTTTGGCCAAAGAGGCGGGAACGGGTGCGGGCGGGATTAGTAAGATGCAGGCCGCCGCCGCGCAACAAGATGCACAACTAGCACAGCAGGCCGCCCAGATCGAAATCGACGCGCAGCAGGCAATCATCGCCGCGCACCAGAATGAGGCCGATGTAGTCCAAAAGGCCGAGGAGAAGATCGCGCAGATTCGGGCTAAGTTGACACAGGAAGAGGTGGCGGACTACAACAAGGCATATTCGGCTTGGCAACAGTCCCATCAGGCATTGGATTCGTTCTTTAGTTCGTTAGGTAGTAGCTTTGAATCCGGCCTGTCGAATGTCGTCTCCGCTGTTGTCAATCCTCAAGTCACGCTGATCAAGGCGGGCCTGACCACTATCAAGGTCGATGATAAGGGCGAGCAAATCCGGGCGGCGATTGGTAAGGCGCTCGACTCGATGCTCGAAGATGCGGGCAAGAGTATTATGAAGTCGATATGGGATAAAGTATCGACGAAGTTGTTTGGCGAGGGCGGGCCGGGCGGCGCGCTGGCGAAACTATTCGGCGATGATGCGCCGAAAGCGGCATCGTTCGGGATGGGCGGCGCAAGTTCTATTGCTTCCGCGGGCACGAGTCAGGCGGACTCAGCGATCAAGAATCTGGGCCAAACGGCGCAGAAGACTGGCTCGTCACTCACTTCCGTCGGATCGAGCGCAACGCAGTCTGGTAGTGCGCTGACGACGGCCGGAACGGCAGCTTCGACGAATGCAGCTGCGACGACCACGAATACGACTGCAACCACGACAGATACTGCGGCAACGACTACCACTGCATCGGCGAAAGCCACAGATACTGCCGCGACGCAAATTGCCGCGACGATTAAGACTACGAATACAACCGCTGATATTGGGAACACGGCAGCAGTGACGGCGAATTCGGCGGCCCAAGCGGCGGCGGCGGCGAGCGCAAGCGCGTCGTCGGGGTTAGGATTGCTCGCGAAAGGTGGCGGCGCTCTGGCCAGTGCTCTCTTGTTCTCGCAAGGCGGCGTAGTCCCATCGGCGGCGGGCGGAATGATCGTCGGCGGCAATGCGAGTGGCGGAATGCTGAGCATACTCCACCCCAATGAAATGGTCTTGCCAAAGCAGTTGAGCGAGGGCGTGCAAGATATGATTTCGGGGAAAGGCGGCGGCGTTGGTGGGAACAGTTACGGCGCTAGCATCAACTATTCCCCCACCATCAATACCGGCCCATCGCGGATGACGCCAGAGCAACTAGCTTCCACCCTCGCCACCAACGCTTCCTCAATGGCCGGAATAGCGCGAAACCTAGTGCGAAGGGGATGGCGCGGATGACCTATTTATTTCGCGGTGCGGAGGATATGCACTTCGCTCCGATCGGCGCGCCCATAGTCGATACAACTTCGGGGCATTTCCGCAACGGATTTGCACGGTGCGCAGTTGCCGCGAACAACTCATATGCGCCCGATGGGACTGCACGTATGGCCAGCCCCATCACGCAGAGTTGGCGCATTCCTAGTTCTTATGGCATTGCGATTTCACAGTTTTGGTTCTCTGCGCGTATATTCAACTATGGTGCTGATAACATTGACTTTAATGGCATTCTCTGGCAAGCATTGTCCGCTGGCGATGTGCCGCGATTGCAGTTACGGCGATTCGGCAATACCTTGCCAACGAATACTTATCAGCTTTTGAAGGTAGATAATGCAGGAAATGTGACTCTCCTTGCAACAACTACCGGGGCGATGGCAACCGGACTGTTGACGAAACTAGATTTCGATATTCTTTATGCGGTTAGTGGGCATATAAATATCTATACTGATGGGAGTTTGCTTATTTCATTTGCCGGCGATACAACGACGAACGGGAATACAACAATTACCGGAATGGACTTGTGCTCGTGGGGAGCGGGAACGGTGTTTATTCCTGCGTACACTGCGTGGTCGGAAGTGATCTGGGATACGAGCGACACGCGAAGCATGGGCTTAGTTACGCTCGCACCGGGCGGGCTTGGTAATTTGGATCAGTGGTCGGGCACATTTACTGATGTGAATGAAATCACCCTCAACGATTTGACGGCAAATTTCAGCGCGACGGCGAATCAAGAGCAACTGTACACTGGCAATTCGATGCCCGCAGGCACGTATGCGGTGCTCGATGTTACGACAACTGGACGGGCTGCTACGGGCGGCGGTGCTCCTTCGCACTTCGATTTCGAAATTGTAACCCACGCGACGACTTATGTTTCGGGTACGCAGACACCGGGGAACAGCTTCAGTCTCCAGTCCGCTCCGTGGCTCACGAATCCCAACACCGGCGTGGCCTGGACAATCACCGAACTCAATGTGCTCCAACAGGGCATGAAGTCAATCACCTAACTAGGAGAGCTTTCTATGGGACGCATGTATACGGTTCAGTGTAACAATGTTGCTGTCAGCGCGGTGCAGGACATCATTGCTGCGTTTTCGGGCGCGAGCCGCGTGATTAAGGTGCACGGCGTGCAACTGGGCGCGAACGGGCAGACGACGGTCGGAAATTATCGGATCCGGCTCGTGCATTATGCGGCGACAGTGACTGCGGGTTCGGGCGGCTCGACCCCGACGCCACAGAAGACCAACCCGAACGACGCCGCCGCCTCGTTCACCGCCCACACGAACGACACGACCCCGGCAACCAGTTCCACTGCAACTAACACGATCTTCTCGGACGAGTTCAATCCGATCAATGGGTTCTATTGGCAGCCACCGTTCCGCGATGCCGCGCCCGAGGCGACGATCAGTGAGGCGATGGTGCTGTCGCTGGACAGTATCTCTGGCTCGCTCAACGTGAATGCAACGATGTGGGTCGAAGAGGTCTAGTTACACACGCCCGCCGCAGGTAATCCTTCGTGGCTTCGCCCGTAACTGATGGCAGTGGCGCGACTGGGACTTTCTCAGGTACAAGTTCGGGCACAGTTACACTAACCACGACTGACACGAACGACACCATCGTTGTCGTCGTCTATCACGAAGAACCGACAACGCAGCGAAGTGTTAGTAGTGTTACTGCCACCGGGCTGAGTTTTGGTTCTTCGCCGCGAGTGCAGGTTCAGGGCGCTGATCCGGCCAACGCTGGATTCTTTCATGGGTTGGAGGTCTGGGAGGCTCCATCCACAGGCGCGTTGACGGCCAAGGTTATCACTGTCACGATGACCGGGAACGTCGATGATGCGGCGATTAGTTGCTTTGCTATTAACGGCAACTTCAGTTTAGCCAGCCCGTTTGATCCTAACGGCTCGCTGCCGAATTCGGGATCGGGCGTTACGCGGACGTATAGTACAAATAATTCTAACGATCTGGCGATTTGTGCGTTTGGGCAGAGCGATGGCGGATTAACTGCTTGGCCGGGATTGCCCAGTGGTTTCACCCAAATTCACAATGTGGAGAATAACGGAGGATCGAAGTTTGCGTATCTGCTGACGGCATTTATGTCGTTATCATCGCCGCAAGCAGGTACGACAGTTACTAATACGGTTGCCGCCGCCCCGACGCATCTGATAGGAATGGTCGATGCGTTTACGGCAGATGGATCGGCCGCATTTGCACCGGCGTATGCACAGCCGCGGGCGCAAGCCCTTCGCGCACTTAGTTATGACAATGAGGAGCCAGATAATCTCCCTTCCCGACTTGTTCGCGCGCGTCAACAGTCATCACTGTTTCCGCAGCCGCCCCCGATTATTCCGCCGACTCCAATGGCGATGGCGCGGCGGAGTGGAAGTGATGAGTTTGATGAGTATTGGCGGTGGGCCTCGCGGCAATTGCCGTTGCGAGCGCAACAGGCACTCCCGCCATCCGGCGTTAGTATATCCAAGCTCATCGCGCTCCCCGCAACGACTCCGCCTCTACTCGCCTTCTCCAAGCTCGATGTTCTCGCCACAACGATCCCACCAACTCACCTTGCAATTTCTAAACTTCTCACGCTCGTCACTATTTCACAGTCTGAGGGTGGCGGGCCTATTCCGGTGTTTCCAAATATCCCTGTGGGCTTCCCAGTCAAGGTTAAACCAAACTTCAAGACGACAATTGGCACGGCAAGTAGTGGGCGAGAAGTTCGCGGGGCGAATCAAATTCTCGTCGCGCTGTGGGAGATTGATTTGCTGTTTGAAGAACTTCGTGATCAGACACAAAACCAAACGCCAAACGCATTCTTCGCGGGTTTCACGCAGTTTATGCAATTGTGTCAGTTGTGGCTCTCGCTCTATGGCCAATTCGGCCTGTTCTATTTCACCGCGCCGTGGGATGAGTCACGCCTGCTTCAGTTCATTGCTAATGGCGACGGACAGACGGTTAAGTTCACAGCGATTCGCACTTGGGGAATTGGCGCGGCACAGATCACGGAGCCGGTCGGCGGGATTAACACGATTATTGAAGTCCGTGTTGACAACGTGATTATCAACCCGTTGGTGTATAGTGCGTCGGGGAATGAGCTTGTATTCCAAACTGCGCCAGCTCCCGGCTCGGTTATCACGATGACATTCACATATTACTACCTCTGCCGCTTCGTCGAGGATAAACAGGATTTCGAGGAGTTCATGCAGGATCGGTGGACGTTGAAGAGTTTGAAGTTCCGTTCGGTCTATTGGCCAAACTTCGGATGATGCCGTGGGCTTTGTAAATTTCCCTTCGCCGACTCCGGTGTTTCCATTGCTACCGTCAGAGGCGTGGTCATCGCATAAGGAGCCGAGCTTCCTAACTGAAACAGCCGTTGCAATAAGCGGGCGAGAGTACCAACTTGCGCGGCAAGTCTACCCGCGGTGGCTATTCACACTGACATTTGGCGGCGATGCTTGGTTGCGTGAGCAGACGCAGAACATTACGCCCGAGCCGCCGGTTGGTTATACTGAATGGCAGCAGCTGTGCGGCCTATTCCTTCAGTGCCTCGGCGCGTATGGAGAGTTCTTCTACACCGATCCCGATGATAACTCGCGATTCAATGTTCCGTGCGGGATTACGGATGGGGGGAGCTTCCAGTACCCACTGTACTATTCTTGGGGCGTTGGGCCGTTCACACCGCCAATGACAATTCCTGTGGGTGGGGTGAAGACCCTCGACGCGGTGTATCTAAACAATGTGCCGGTGAATCCAGCAAACTACGCTCTCGATTCTACCCGAACACTGCTCCAGTTCAATTTCATTCCGACGATTGGGCAAACGCTTAGTGTGGATTTGCATTTCTACTTCCGCTGCCGATTTCTCGAAGACGCGGAACTGTACGAGCAGTGGGCAAAGAATCTCTGGGAGAATAAGGAGTTGAAATTCTGGTCGGTGAAGCCATGAAACAAGGAATTGGCAGCGGCTATTTGGAGTTTGTGCAATCACAAACCCGCGCCGTGATGGGGCATCTATATCAGTTCGTCTCGGCGGCCGGGCAGACTGATAGTTATACAGATTTGGACGTTGACGTGACGGCGTTGAGTGTAGTGTGGAAATCTGGCGGGGTGCGGATTGATGGGTTGAGGCGGAAATTAGACACTGGCTTTCAAATCGACGAACAGAAGATTAAGATATTTGCCTTGCCCAGTGATACACTGTTCGGAGGCGTGTTCCTTCCGGCGATGTCTTCTGGAGTTATGGACGGCGGCTCGATTTATCGGTGGAGGATTGTGTTTCCGCTGGTCACGGGAAACGCGGCTTACGATGTGCAGAATCCGCCCATCGGCGCGCCGTATGTTTGGCAACTATTCATCGGCTATATGGGGCAGATCGAGAAGGCCGGGCAGACGCACGTGGAGGCGAAAGTCCGTTCGCCGCTGGTTAAGCTTGAAGTCAATATGCCACGGAACTATTACCAGCCGGGGTGCAATTGGACTTTGTTCGACGCTGGCTGCACGCTAGACAAGGCTTCGTTCGGCACGGATTATATTGTTGCGTCGGTTAATAGTAATCAATCTATCTTCCCCGTCGGTGGGGTCGCCACCCCGACTGGCGGCGATGGGTTGCAGAACTATTCGGGCGGCAGACTTCTATTTACAAGCGGCACGCTTGCCGGGACGCAAGTATTGATTGATAATAATAATTCATTTGGATTCGGGCTTGCGTATGTATTGGACGTTGCGCCGAATCCGGGCGATGCATTCACAGTTTATCCAGGGTGTAGTAAGAGCTTTGCCACCTGCCAACAGAAGTTTGCTAATGATGCAAATTTCCGCGGGTTTGACAAAGTGCCGCCAGTTATGTTGAGCATCTGATGCAATTGCAAGAGCAGGAACAGCGGGCCGCGATTGTGGAACTGGCGCACCAGTGGTGTCGTACCCCGTATCGCAGTGGTGCAATGGTGCGTGGGGCGGGCACGGATTGTGCGATGCTGTTAGTTGCGGTTTATCGCACACTGGGTTATTTGCCGCCCGATTTTGATCCACGCCCGTATTCGCCGCAGTGGCATTTGCATCGTAATGAAGAGATTTATCTGAATTTTGCGAGACACTTTGCCCGCGAACTCCCTGCGCCAAGTGGCCCCGGCGATGCAGTGTTGTTCAAGATTGGGCGATTGTTCGCGCACGGAGGAATCATAACTTCGTGGCCCAATATCATCCATGCACGGGCGCCTAGCCCAGTCTATGAGGAAGACTGCTCGCGTGATGTGACGGGGAAGCACGCACTGTGGCGGGCTGAGAAACGCTTCTTCACACTGTGGGGCGCGGCGTGAGCTTCTTATTCGGTTCATCGAAGCCGAAAATTATTCCCGAGTTCACAGGGCTTCAAGTTAATACGTCAGTCCAGGTTCTGCCGATTCCAATTATCTTCGGCGGGCCGCGGTTGAATTTGAACTTGATTTATTATAACGGTTTCAATTCACAACTGGTCAATGCAAGTGGTAGTAGCGGTGGTGGTGGCAAGGGAATTCTCAGTGGCGGCAAGGGAAGCAACAATAAGCAGGTAGAGTATTTTGCAACTATAATCCTCGCCCTCGGTGAAGGTATTGTTTCGGGCGTGCAGGTTATTTACCAAGATCAAGCGGTTTATACACCGGCAGACTATCCAACCAACGGCGCATTCCTGTTCGCGGGCGATGATTTTCAAGCGCCGTGGAGTTATGTAGTTGGCCATTGGCCAAACGATGCGCGAGGGTATAAGGATACCTCGTATTATGCATTTCCGAACGCACAGTTGGACTCTTCTGCAACGGTGCCGCAGATCAGCGTTGTCCCACTGGGGGCGCGATATGGCACTTGCCCGCTAAACAGTTCAACACTGACGATTACAACGGGCAATTTCGATCCGAATACTGGGAATCCTATTTCGTTCATTGGGAATATTCTTCTCGGGACTATTGATTGCGATCCTATGTTGGCGATTACGGATGTGCTGGCGCATTCGCGGTTTGGCGCGGGATTTCCGCTACGGTTTCTTGATTTCTCGCCGGGCGGAAATTTAGTCTCTGGCGGCAACGCCTTCATTGCTGGGGTCGGCGACGCGGCGCTCAGCACATACTGTCAGGCGGTTGGATTTGGTTATAGCACTGTATTGAACAACGTCGAAAGTTCTAGTTCAATTCTCGATCGGTGGTGCAAGAATTTAGTCGTTGCCCCGTGCTGGACGGGCGAGTTGTTGAAGTTCATTCCATATTGGGATTCGTATGAGAATGCAAACCCCGGTTGGGTGCCGCTTGATCCAAGCAATCCGGCGTTAGTTAACCCGTATGATATTCAGCCGAAATATTTTCAGCCGAATGTGACGCCGATAGTCACGCTCACGTTCGATCACATACTTCAGGCGGAGAATAAAGAGGACGATCCGATCACGGTCGCACGCAATGACCCGATGGAGGTGTATAATACGGTTAGAGTGGACTATAAGGATCGGACGAATTTCTTCAATGATAACGTGGCCGAAGCGAAAGATGAGGCGAATATAGAACTCATCGGGCCGCGAGTTGACAATATTGGTCTGGCGGACGAATTTACATTGGGAATTTATGCGCAGCAGAGTGCGAATATGCAGCTGCGCCGGAATCAGGCGATAAGGCGGACTTTCTCCTGGCGGATGGGGCCACTGTGGGCCGTGTTCGATCAGATGGATATAGTGCTGATTCCCGATCCGACGAACTATGCAACTAGCGTCGCCGTCCGCATCATTTCTATGGAGGATGATGAGCACGAAATCACGACCTACACGGCTGAGGAGTTTCCGGCCGGCGGTCAGTCACCAACTTCCCTGCCCATCCCTCCGACCACACCGCCGAATATGGGGCCGACGAACTTAGGGCCGGGCGATGTCAACGCGCCGATTATATTCGAGCCGACTAGTGCGATGGTCACGGCTCAGGCGCTCAGTGTTCCGCAGATCATCCTCGGCGCGACGAGTGTGTTGTTTAATTCGTTGAATCCAAATTGGGGCGGCACATTTATTTGGGTTAGCACGGACGGAATTACTTACGAGCGTATGGGTCAGTTGAATAGGCCCGCGACGATGGGGGCATTGGCGCTGACGCTGGGTGCGCCAGTGACTGGGAATCCCGATCTATCGAACACGCTCACGGTTGATATGTCGATGAGTGGGACGCTGCTGCCAAGTGTATTGGATTCGGTCGCGGCGGTGGGGAAGAATTTATGCATCGTGCAGGACATTGATGGGTGGGAGTTGTTGAGCTACGCAACTGCCACGCTTGTCGGGCCGAATGCATTTACTTTCGCGCTCACCGATTTGTATCGTGGCCTGTATGGGACTACTGCGCGGCAGTTTGGCGCGGGCTCGCAGTTCATGTTCGTGGATACGGCCGGGAACTTCTTCGAAGCCCCAATGCCGTTACAGTTTGTGGGATTTGATCTATACATAAAATTGCAGTCGTACAATGTCTACAACGGGGCGGTTGAGGATTTAGCCGTTGCGCCGGTGTTTCGATATACAGTTACTGGAGGCGGGCCGAATCCGCCGCCGCCACACCCCGCGAAGGCGTTGTCCACTCGACATCGGTTCGCACAGGCTGAGGGCGAGCAGGAACAGCGCCGCGTTTCGCAGCGGTTCATCACCACGAGTCTGCCCGCGCTGCCGCAGATCACTGGCGTCACGCTTGATAACGCATTCTTCCCCGGCGGGCAACCGAGTGGGACGTTCGTTGGGAATATTACTGTGAATACAATCGGCGGCACGTTCAGCGGGACGCTCGCACTGTCCGGCACCGATGCGGCGAGCTTCCAAATCTCCGCGGCGGTATTGGAGACTAACGGTACGGTGACAAATGGAAGTTATAGCATCAATATAGTCCCAACGCAGGCGGGCTTCATCGGATCAGGCACGCCCTTCCCGTTCACAATTACTGGCGGTAATGCCCTGTTAGACGCGGGCGGCGTTCCAGTTCGCACGGCCGGAGGTGGTTATGTCCCAGTCCTCTAACGCCCCCACGATCGTCGGCACGGTTGTTAATTCGAGCGGGCAACTTGTTATAACTGTGGCGAATGGCGCGTTGCCGCCACCAAGCCCGCCTCCGCCGCCACCTCCGCCGTCAGTATCGTCGGATGGCTCAACCTTGATGGCAGGTGCAAGTGGCAGCCTGGTGACAAGCGCCGGTACGTGGACATTTAGTACGGCAACCGCTGTTGGCGGCAATTTGATTTTGCTAAATGGACAACCGGTCGGGGGCGGGTCTGCCGTCGAGATGGAAGTTGCCAAGGGCGGCAATCTTTTCGTCCGCAACGCGCAAGCTCAATGGTACGAATGGGTTGGCTCAAGTTGGACTCCTTCAGCCGATCCAACGCCAGCCCCGCCAGTCGCTGTTTCAATTTCGGGCGTTGCACTCAATAATACATTCTTCCCGAGTGGGCTGCCCGCTGGAACAGTGGTCGGAAAAGTTTCAGTTACATTGAGCAATGGAAGCGCCTTTGCGGGCGCACTCGCTGTCACCGGCTCAACGCAGTTCCAAATTGCTTCCGGCACATTGATAACAAATGCCGTGGTGGCGAATGGGACTTACCATTTCAACATTGTGCCCACGCAGGCGGGCCTCGTCGGTTCAGGGAATGCTTTTCCAGTGACTGTGGTTGCGGGAAAAGTGGTTCTCGATGTCAACAACCAACCTCTGAGGACGAACAACAATGGCTACGTTCCAGCGATATAATGCACTATGGGTTGCAACGATGCTTCTGGGAATGGTTGGCATCTTTGCCGTGTTCAATCCACAACTAGTACAGCGAGCTTGGGCGCAAGCCGCGGCGACTCTCGGCTTTGGTCTCAGCCCCGCGGTGCAAGTGCCCACGATCTCAACCTCGACCTTTACGCCCGACCTCAACGCGGCGAATGTATTCTCGATCAATCTAGTCCATGCGTCGTGTCCTTGCACGATTGCGAATCCTAGTAACATTGGTTCGCGGCGGGCCTCGGAAGGGATAATTGAGATCAAGCAAAGCTCGACGGGGAGCGACGCAGTCACATGGGGCAGTGATTATGTGACTGCGGGCGGCGTCTCAGGGATCACGCTGAGTACGGCGGCGAACGCGGTTGATTATATTGGTTATCACGTGGGGCAGGGCAGCACAGTCGTTCTATTCGCCCCCAACCTCAATCCGACGCACTAACATGAAACGCATAGCATTCCTCGCGGCGGCGATTCTCGCGCTCACCTTTGCCAGCAACAAGTCACCGGCATTCTTCACCGGCGGCGTTATGACGAATAAGGCGCCAGTTGTTGGCTGCACGATCAACTCGGTTTCGCTGAGCAATACAACGTTTGCAGCCGGTGTATCGAATACACCCGTGGGAACGGTTAGCAGTTCGACATCAGGTTCGTGCCCCAGCAATAGTTTCTCGATTTCGGGCACTGACGCAGCGAAATTCCAACTCAGTGGGACAACACTGGAAACGAATGGGAGTCAGAGTGCGGGGAGTTATAATATCAACATAGTCAACACGATTGTCGGGGCTGTCGGGTCGCCATTTACGCAACCCAAAACTTTAACTGGAGGTACTGGTGTTGCGCTCACTAACATGGTCGCGGTTGGAAGTGGCTCAACGCAGACCAATGTACCGTTTTCGATTGGCGTGCCGTTCAATGCCGGAGTGATCGACAGCAGCCATCATCTCGTCGCCACGGATGGCATCAGTGGCAATCCGATCACCTGCGACGAAAACAACCGCTACTCCGATCTGACGCCGAATGTGCGGGGCGCGACGCTTAGCTGCATCATCCCCTCGCTGACGGCAAGCACGACGGACACGATTGCCCTGACTGTCGCTAGTGGCGCACCGGGCAGTGGAACCGATCTCACGACGGCGAACATCGTCTCTGCCGCAGGAAGCGGGCCAAGCGATCTCAACAGCCGCGTGGTTCTTGTCGATAAGGCTAGCGGCAACACCTACATCGCCTCACCGCTCGATGCGCTCAATTCAGGTCATACGGCTTGGGTCAATACCTCGACGGCAGCGATCCTCGGTAAGTGGCGAGGCGGTGGCGGCGTCGTCACCGGCTACATCCTCTATGCCCCGCTGATGCACAGCGGAACCCCGCACCCGCGTCTTTTCGTCAAGTACGATGTCGAGTGCTACAAGGCCGCGGCGGGTGCTTATAACAGCAGCACTAATCCGATCCTCACATGCCAGACTGACGTTTCGATCCAGAGCGGCGTGGCGCAGAACGCTTCCCCTGCCGACGATGAGTACAGCCTGACCATTGGCAGCACTGGCACGCCGACCACGACAGCCAACTTCCCGACGACCAGTCCGAGCTACAACCTGACGCTCGGAGCGAACAACGCGAATAGCTTCACGTCCGGCACGGCCTCAACGGGTACGCCGTTCACGATCAACACTATCGGCGGCTGCGTCGATGACGGGACGGGCTACGGGATCATTGCGGGGAACCCAGCTCCGACTAGCACTGTCATCAATGTGGGCGTGGTCAAGCCCTTCGCCGGAACTACGCTGACTGGAGGTGGCGGCTACAAAATATACGGCATGTGCCATCCCTACGGGATGCGCTACACGATCCGCGCCAACTGGTCTCCCAGCGGAACGCCGTCCAATCTCAGCGTCGAGAATGGCAACCTCTACCTCGGCAACGCCTGGAACAACGGGACGCTGACCGGCGGTCCCGCACCCTACGTGATCGCGTCAAAGGCAATCCTCAACTATCAGACCGCCGCATCGGCGATTACCAATCCCAATTTCGCATCCGGCCCTAACAACCCAACTGCATTTAACGGGGGCAACATAGTTGGTGGCGGGCAAAGTGGCAATGGGACTATCGGCTCCTGGAATATGTATCAGGAGGCGACCGGAAATTACATTGGTGTTAGCCCCACACCAGACACTTACGTTGGGGCGCTGATCCGGTACGACAGCAACGCGGCAGGGGCAATTTTCAAAAATGCCGCGACATTTATGACTCTTCCGGATCATGTGATCGATTCAGGAACTGGTCTCACGCCCTCGATGAGTAGCGGGACTGATTGGGCGTTTAATGCTGCCTTTACTGGAGTTACCGCAATCAATCTTGGAATTAGTGCAACTTCTCTTAGTAGTTGGGGAGCGTATCCGCAAACAGCCCACCAGCCTGACAATTTTCATCTGCCCTATGTCTTGTCGGGAGACTGGAAGTGGCTCGACGCCGACGTCGATCTGACCATGACCGAGTGGGCAACGGTTAATCCACTCTATGGTGGCTCACAGCTAAACCGTGTATTTCTAACCCCCAACGCATCAGTTCAGATTGGTCAGACTCGTGGCGATTATCACTTCTGGAGGAACTTGGGGCACCTTGCTCTTATCCTCCCTGATACGGACACAAACTCGACGCCCTCGACGGTGGTAGGATGGACGAAGGACGATACCAAGTCCTATCTGGAGCATCAATACACCGCCATAAACTCGGGCAGCTATGGGGCGCTGCCTGCTCCAGGGTCGATCATTCAGGTCAGTTCCAACGGGACAGGAGACCCGCTGTGCAGCGGCCATACCTGTAATCCCAATTTCCTGACGCCGGGACCACGCTGGCTTGAATTATACCTAGATGGCCCTGCGTTCCAGTGGGCGGCGTACCAGCAGAGCTATGGGCAGGTCGATGCCGCGTCCCTCGCCGCAACGGGGATGCTGAGCGCCAACGGCATGAAATTCTGGGGTTGGTCCGCAGTTGGGGTCATCAGCACCATCACGGATAGTGCTGAGCTGACGCCGATCCCGGCCATCGCCTTTTACTGGTGGGAAGGCGATAGTGTAACGCCAGTCTATGACTGGGCGACGCAGTACAAGATCATGTCGTTGGATGGCCCCGGAACGCTCTCGGGATTTGAAGATGTAGCAACTGGTTATGGAGTTCAGAGAGTACCGGCTGGCACGGCAGCGCTCTCGGCAACCAGCGGATCATCCATAACCGTAACAATTCCAACAGGCTACCTCGGTGCCGGTTTGTGGTACACAAGCAATCCGAGTGTAGGTGGCGGAGGATGGTTCACGACACCTGACGGTGGCGCGTGCCAGATACTTGCCAGCCCAGCCCCGACCGCGACGACTTTCCATTGCAGCACCTCAGTCACGAATGGACATGCCTTTGGGTCCATGAGTTACACGAATACGACCTGGGTTGGCTGGCAATGGTCGATCCCACTGGCCGCGCCTGGCGATCCGGTCGGGTTAGAAGTAGCCGGAATTAAGGCGCAGTGGATTGCATTGGGCAGTGCTGGTGGCATTATGCAAGGCCCCGACTATATCCAAATCGCCCAAGCAGCAGTCACGCTCGCCTGTGCGTACATCACGCCCACCCCTACGGGATGTCCAGGCGCGGCCACGACGATCTTAGGCTATTCGGGTGGTTCGATGGCGCTCTACGACCCGATCACATGGAACATCGCGCCGTGATGGTGATAGTAACGAATTAACAGGAGAAGCAGATGGCAGAGTTAGTCTATCCGACCCCCGGCTTCGATATTTATGAGGGAGAAGTGCCGCAAGGAAACTTGCAACAGATGTGGGATGCGAACTATCGCGTGGTGATTCATTACTACGCGAGCAAAACGGGCAAGGCGTTGACGAAGAGTTCGGCGCTAGCGTCGAGTGCGATGGGATTTTGGTTGGGTGTGGTCTGGGAGACGCGCGGGGATTTGCCGAGCATGAATGCGGCGCAGGGGCAGGCGGATGCGCAGGCAGCCGTGGCCCAGGCGCAGGCGCTCGCTCAGCCGCCCGGCAGCGCGATTTATTTTGCCGTTGATTTTGACCCGACTCAAGATCAAGTGGACAACGACATTTGCGCGTATTTTGCTGCGGCGGCACAAGTCGTGCGGGCGAGTTGGTATAAGATCGGGGCGTATGCGTGCGGGGCGGCGTTGGTGGCGTTGCACGCGAAGGGGATTTGCGATTATGACTGGCTACCAGGTGCGGGTGGGTGGAATGGGAGTCGAGGATATGTGAGTCCGTATGACGCCTCGGGGCTTCCGGCGATTCTTCAGGGGCAGGAGGTTACGCAGGCAGGGCTGTCGATAGACTTGGATACGGTTAATAGGGAAGCGGGACTGTTTCAGGTCGGAGTGGAAGTGCCGATTGTTATTCCGGCGCGCCCGCAAGTGCCGCCGCCAGTGCCCCCGATAGTTGTTACCGCGCCAGGGCTTGTGCGTCCACCAGTTGTTCAAGCGGCGCTTCCAGTAGTCGAACCGCCCGCGCCCCCACTTGCTCCAGTGACTACTGGAACGGGCAATGGATCGACGGACATTCACCCGAAGACAAGTGCGGCGATGTTCGCGGGCTTCTTGTCGACTATCGTCATCACGGAACTGAATCGGCGGGGGTATATTGTCGATGGAAATGAAGGAGCCGCGATTACGGGGCTTCTGATGGTCTTGGCGAGTTATAGCATGCCAAGTAGTGCGAAGAATGAACCCACGGTTTGAAAGGAGAGAGTGCCATGATTCTAGAAATCTTGTTCGTGATGACCATGTTCTTGTGGTTCCTCACGGTGCTACCGTTTCCGCCGATGGATCCGTTTCGCCCGCACAGCGGGATACTGGCATTCATCGCGGTTCTGCTTTTGGGACTGTGTATCTTTGTTCCAGCGTTTAGGTAGGAGAGAGTGATGAGGAAGATTGTTCTAGTGAGTTGTTTGCTTCTGGGGGCTTGCGCGAGTGGGGGCAACGATATTGTCGCGGCCGAAGTCGCACTCACCGCGGCGGAGAAGGCGGCGACGTTGTATACGAAGTTGCCTCGATGCGCGGGGGCAAACTCGTCGATCTGTTCGGAGCAAGGTGCGGTGGACAAGATCAAGGCGCTTGACAATACGGCGTATGGCGCGGTGAAGGCGGCGGAGGCAAACCCTGCACTCGTTTCCATTGCCGTTTCGGCTGTATCTGACCTCAACAATGCAATTCCGAAGGGAGCAAACTAATGGCCGTTCTAGCAGCGCTTTTGCCGGTGATCTTGCAGTTGTTACAAGATGCGCCGCAGGAGATTGAGGCGATTAAGGGATTGTGGAGTTATGCCACATCCAAGACTCCTCCTACGCCCGAACAGCAGGCCGCAGTCGATGCTGCGCTTGATCAGGCGCACAAGGACTTACAGGCGAGCTGAGTCGGTGCTCACCGATGTCGAAGTTGGGGGCCTGATTGCCGAGTTATACAAGCCCGTGCAATCGGGCCTCTTCGACCATGTAATGCAACTGGACAAGTATTCGCCCTTTGTGGGGGTGAAGTACTATGAGGGGTTTGACAATGTTACGGTGCGAGGGACGGACGATGCGGCTGATCTTCTGCGCGATGGAGAGAGCGAGGTTGCGCGGATAGTACTGGGGTTCGAGGGACTGGGACTTGTTCCGTGGGGGTTTGCGCAGAATCTGGCCGCGACGTATGCGGCGATTAAGCCGTTGTTGCGGAATCTGCCAACACTGTTCAATGGGCACAGTCTGGGCGCGGCCGAGGCGCAGGAACTGGCGGGGGCGCACTTGCTCTCGGGGGGCAACGTGGCGGCGGTGGTTGTCTGTGCGACTCCGCGGCCCGGCACAGCAGTGTTGACGAAACTGCTTGCGCCCGTGCCGTTGCGTGCGTATTGGAATAAAGGTGATCCAGTACCTAATTTCCCGACCCCGATCTTTCCGTGGTTCCCCTGGATGCACACGCGGAGTTTTATCACACTGGACTCCGGGCCGGCGTATGTGATTCCCAATATTGAGCGGCATCGGTTCGTGCCATGCTATCAGCCGGGGATTGCGGCGTTGGGTGGCGGGCCGAGTGGTGCGGGCAGTGGGTAGACAACCGAGACTGGCCGGAAACGCTTGCTCGTGTAGCCGGGCGTAGCCCGGCGGAGCGAGGCCGAAGGCCGTTGGCCAGGCGAGTGTTGTCAAGTGACGGAAGGGGCCGTCTTCGCGAGCGCGCCGTAGGCGCGTGAGCAGGAGGCCACGACCGGAACGACCCACAACCCGGTCGGCCGATCTAGTTGGGTGTTGCCACGGGGAATCTTAAGTTCTTGACCTTCGTGGCACCCAACAGGCGCGATGCACATGTACGATGCATGTCGCCGGCGAATGCAGTCTGCAAAACGCGGCTGCTATCCGCCTTCTGAAGCCCCACATCCCCACACGATTAGTCCAGACCCGGATGCTTCGCATCCGCGGAGTACAGATTTGTCGAGAGCTATGCTCCCGCGTCTCTGTCACAACCGGACACTCGTTGCGGTAGTGTGGCTAGGCTTCGGAACCGATGTCCGTATTCCTTTTCTCCGCTGAGCGGTGTATTGTTGCAAGTAGGCGTTGTAGCATTTGCGGCACTTGAATGTGCCCCGGCCAGGGACTTTGATTGAATTCTTGCGGGACATATAGTGGCCGTGAGGGCAGAATTTGCGTAGTTTGCTCCAGCGGAGCCGCTTCTTGCGTGGATGCCCGAGCGGGTTAATCATGCGGAGGGGCGCGCGAGTTGTAACTAAGCCCTGCTGTTCAAACCGACGGAGCCAAATGCTCACGGACTTGGGCTGGCGGGAAAGCTCGCTTGCGATTTGGGCGGCTGTGTGGCCGCGAGTCCACAGGAGAATGAGTGCGGACTTCTCTGCGGTGGTGTAAGGTCGGTTGGCCACTGGTTAGCTCATTCGGCGTTCGACGTTGCGGTCGAGGCGCCGTGCAGCCTCTAGCAGGTCAGCCGCCGTGGCTGTTAGTCCGTATTTTTCGGCAGGGGACGAGGCGGGGGCGGAGTTGAGAATTTCGGCGTATTGGCGAAGTCGGAGGGCAAGAGTGTGATTGGAGAGCGGTTCGGCGGTGGGCATGGGCGGCTCCGTTGTATGCATAAGTGAGGGCGACGATTGTATGCCCGATTACACTTCCGTAACTCCATCCAACGCCTTCGGGATATACTCGCCCGGTAGGGTCATTTGCAGGCGGCCCGATTTCACGGCTAGTCCGATTAGATGCTCGATCCGCTCGCTCGGGGCGCGATTCTCGAAGAACTTCCACAGTTCGCGCTCGCGGATGGGTTTGCGCCCGTCGGTTGCAGTGCGGGAATACATCGAATAGATGTGATAGTGCAAATCGGCGATGAGCTGCTGATCGGACTTCTGCGCCATCGCGCGGAATACATCGGGCATGACTTTCTCCGCCTCAATCATCCAAGAGAGCGCCCGGTCGAAGTCGGACTTGTGGACAGTGAGTTCATGCTCCGCTGCAACCGCGCTGATCATGGCGAGCTTGAGTACATGGCTGTCGCGCCTGGAGTTGTAGTGGGCGAGGCGGCCGTAGTCCGGCTCCGGCTTCTTTCCGCCGCGATACCAGGCGTGGAACTCGTGGCGCGCGTCCTCCTTCCACCAGAACTCGCCCTTGAGGTCGTTGAAGATGTCGTCGAGCCGGCCGGCGAGTTCGCTCATATCAGTATCGGCCTTGCGGACGAATACATCGCGGCCGTCGGGGGCGAGATGCGTGCCGTAGATGAAGATGAGTCGTGAGGTAAATCCCTGCCCCCATGCAGTCTCGGGCAACACGTCGCCGAGATAGTCGGGTGTGACTCCGGCAAGGATGTTGATCGTTGGCTTGGGGATGTTGAGAGACTTGGAGCTGCGGCGGGGCGCAGTGTAGGCCATTGGGTTGTCGAAAATATGCGTCAAGTCGTTTAGAAACGCTGTGTCGTTCTTCTGGATCAGAACACCGAACTCGAAGCATGGAACACTCATGGCAGAGTAGATGGTGAGGTGGCCTTCGCCGTCGAGGGAGGTTCGGTTGGCCAGTTCTAGTTCATCGAGAAAGCTGGCCTTAGTCGGATTGTCCGGGCCGAGCCGCAGCCCTTTCACTGTGGCCCAGAGATTGCGCGCGAGTCCTACAGAGATGGACTTCCCCGTCGCCGGAACGCCTGCTAGGATGGTAAACAGGTTTGGAAACAACTGGCCGCGGTAAGTCTCCATCCAGACTCGACGCTCTAGTGCGCCTGCGATAGTTGTCATCGCTGTCCATAGACGAAAGGAGTCTGGGATATACAGTCCTTCCGTCTTTTTCATGAATACGTCTATCCAGTCGGACACAGAGGCGGGGCTCCCCGAGGCAATGTTCTTAGGCTTCTAGTTTGCGATATTCAATCGGCATATGCGAAGTTGCTTGATCTATCGCCCATTGCATTCCAGGGGATATACCGCGGTCGCTATAGACTACAACTGCGTCGGCGCACCAGAGCCAGCGGAGTCCGGCGAGCATTCCCAGTTTGCGCTGCTCGGGGTCGGAATCGTCGAGTGCATCTGTGTACATTTGGTGCGATGCAAAGGGAGCTTCGCCGCGGGAAAGGCAGTCGCGGATGCACCGTTGCAAATAGGCGCGGTTCGTGGCGACGTCGCCCGCGTAGGGCGATTCGAGGATCACCCGCCTCATTTGATGACTCCTGCTTCTTTCAACTGAATGAGCATGTTGCTTCGGGTGCCTTCATAATTGATAACTGTGAAATCGGCCGCGATGCTATGTTGCTCGCGTTCGGAGATGTGCAAGTCCAAATCTGCCGCGCGGAGAATCTCGCGGTCGATGCGGACGATTACGCCGTCCAGTTCCTTAATCGCGCGGGCCTCGTTGGCGAAGCGGACATCTTCGACAACAATACTTGCGCGCGCAGTTGAGGTAGAATGCTTCCAGACTTCGATCCAAAAATTGCGGGCGATGCAGTCGCGGCCCCATTCGGTGCCGAGAGTTTGCATAGCGTGGCGCGCCGAGTGGCCGCCGAGAAATGGAGTGGGAGTCTCCTTCATTGATCCGTTGAGCATTAGGTCAATTACGTCATCGCCAACATTTTGATATTTAAGTAATGCATCTAGCATCAACTTCAATGGGCCGGCAAATGGTTGCCTAGACCAGCCGCCGATTTCCCACAATGCGTGCGCTAGCGTGCTCTTTCCGCAGCCCTTTGGGCCGATTAGTCCGAGGATTTGTCGGGGCATTTGTCTTTCTCCCATATACGATGGCGTCGGTGCAGTAGGCGGCGACTAGGCAGTCTTGGCGGTGCGCGCAGCCTTCGAGGGCGTGCGCGAGGCAGATGGGCATTGTGTCGTTGTCGGGGGCTGTCATAGTTTTATCTCCGCTAAACCACGTGGGTTCCAATCTACCAGATTGCCATCACCATCTAGTCTAAATCTGTGCGCCCAATTGTGTCCTACAACTGGAGAAGCCGGAATTGTGAAGGTACGGTTGCCATGATGGAGTGGCACGTCCATATATCCGAGAGCTTCAGTAATCACTTCTGCCTCGTTGTCGTCCTCGCGGTATTGAAAGTAGTGGGCGTCATGGAGTTGGGCGAGGACTTGGATGCGAGTTCCGAGATGCTTCCACGTGCGCCACAAGCCCAAGTTCAGTCGATCCCCTGTCGCGCTCTGAAACAGATACGCGATCCCACTGCGCAGCGTCTCTTCGTCCTTGGGTCTGTCGAAGAAGTCCCTACGCCTGCCGAACGCATTGACAAGAAATTGCTTAGTCTGCAGTTCGCGGGCGACCCAATGGTGCATTCGGACTATGCAGGGGAACGCGGCGAAGTAGCGCTCTTGAAATTCGCGAACGAGATTCATGGGGATTTTGGTGGCGGCACTGATGGTCGGAGGTTTACCATAATAGTTACTCGCGTGTCCAACCCGTTTATTTGCGTCGCGATATGTAAAATGTCTATGGAACCGGCGCTCGGCGAGTTTTCTGTCCTTCCGCAAATCTCCAGTCCATGCCCAATCGGGATATACCATTCGCGTGACGAAGGTGTGGAGGTCTCCGCTTTCACAGGCATCGAGATAGCTCCAGTCGCCAAGGATTGTGCCGCAGAACCAGCCGACTTCGCGGGCCTCCGCTTGTTCGAGGTCGATGCCGCAAATTTTCCAGCCTTCATCCGCGATGAAGATGCGCCGAAGTTCTTCAGTCACGTTCTGAAAGTTTGATCCGGTGCCGATGCCGGATTTGCTGCTGCTCCAGCGGCCGGTTGTTGTACCCCCAATATTGTAACTACAGCGCCAGCGCCAGTCATCGTCGATTTCGGTTTCGAGGACTTGAAGGGTCTTGGCTAGGTCACGCGCCAATAGAATTGAGTTGACAAACGGGCGGGCGTAGAAGTATGCCTCCAGCCGCTCCAATATCTTCCGGTCCATTGGCAACTTAATTTCGCCGTGCGAGAATACGCGGATCGGACGAATGCCCATGTGGGTATAGAAGAAGTCACGGAGCTGAGTGTCGCTGCCCGGAAAGGTAGGGAGCTTCTTGTTGTTTAGCTTCCACGGTTTGTCCCAGACCGCAGCGACGAGCTGGCGGAGTACGTCGTGGGTGGCTTCGAGTTTGAAACGGGCGTTGGATATGGCCGTCTGGCGAGCGAAGGGATCGACCCGGAAACCGCGTAACATCATCTCCAGTGCCACCGCCTGCATACCGAGTTCGAATTTGTAAATCAGGTCGCCGTTCGGGCCGCCCAGTCCGCGTGTCTTGTTCTCGATTTCTTGAGTGAGGCAGGAGTCGAGTCCGTTGTACACGGGCATAAGCCCGGTGTCGGGATCGACTTCGTGGGCGACGATTACGGGCATCAGCCGTGTACTTCCTTATACTTCGTAATCCATTCTTGAACTTCGTTAGCAGCATCGAGATAGCTTGAATCGGGATGCATATCATCTTCCTGACCCGGACGGTATGCACTCCAAATTTTATCGCGTAGATATTTAGGTAACATGTACCAGTGCCGTCGGCATCCCCACATTGCAGGTGGGACTTGATTTATACAGCCGGGCCAGTGGCAAGAGTGCTTCCGCGTTAGTTTGGCTGCTTTGACGTGAGATACCTTCCCGCTGAATGTAGATTGAGTCATCACTCATCCCTCTTCAATGTGTCTTCCGCTGTCCGCATGGACTTCCAAGCGCATTCATCCGAATACAAACTGCCCATAAAGCCTAGGCTCTTGGGAAGTTCGGGCAGTGCCGCGTGGTGGCGGAGCATAGTGTCGTCGCGGCACATCTTCACCTGGAAGCCCATGCGCATGAAGTAACTGATGTCGTATAGACCGTTTTGGAAGGTCTTGGGCACAGGTTTACTGAGCCCACGTTGCGTGAGCTTCCACGCTTCAGTCTCCAGAAATACGTTCGGCCAGAACGAGCTTCCGTCGTCGTTGTGGAACTGGATGACGAGTGCATCGGCGGGCGATCGGGCGAAGCTGAGCATGGAGATTTGGCCGAAATTAGTCTCGATGTCGATGGAATATCCATCGGGCGCGGGCCGGTTTAGCCACTGCGAGCCTTCGACCAGGCCCTTGCTATCGGGCGAGATAACGGTCAGCCATCGCTTGGGGCGGCGGACTTCAGGAAATTCCAACTCCCGTCTGGCTTTAATAAGATCGGCAAGACCAATTGTGCGTAAACTCCATTGCCGCAGAATGGCTGCTGGGTGATAGGTGGGTAACACCTTAATGCCAGATAACCTCTTCGACGATTGAACGGCTCCACGTAGAGCACCGATTCCAGTTTTCCCAAGAGTGGCCCATGCCGCGGAGTTGCCGATGGCAATAATGAGATTGGGTCGATCGACAGCCAGTTCTTTCCACAGTCGTTCGACATGATGCATTGCCTCCGGGCGGATGTATTTGCCTGCCTTCAATGGGACTTGCGCGCGGTCGCCTTCCTTGCCGAAGAACTGATTGATCTCGTTCCCCATTGGGTGCTCGTTGAAGACGTTGGTGACGCCGATGCCGAAGTCCGCGCGGAGGCGCGCCCAGTAGGCGATCATGTTCTCGTAGTTGGGCCACTTCACGCCCACTCCTGGCCCCAAACCCGACTCTTCGATCATGGCAGCTAGTTCTATGCCGCTGGGGCCGACGAGTGCGTGACCGGCGCGGGCCTCATGGACGCCCCAAGCCTCGCCGACGAAGATGCCGCGGAGCCGGTTAGTCATGATGCAAGAACTCGGCACCGTTTGCAATAGAAGATAGTCTTGTTCCCGGATTCGGCCCACGGTGATATACGCCACGTATGCCAGCCGAGTAGGCAACGCAAACTAAATTTCCTCCGCGTCTCATTTTGCTTCTTCCAACAGGCGAATGCTTGATCTATCTCCCTCACTGAATCCCTCCTGATGCCTTCCTCTTGATCCGGGCTTGGGCTGTTGCGGTGGCGGCGGCCTTCGCGAATTCGGGGTTGAGTTCGAGGCCGAGAATGCTGCGGGCGCCGAGGTGTTCTGCTGCGCGGAGGGCACTGCCCGATCCACAAGTTGGGTCTAGCACGTCTGTCGTTCCGTCTATCAGCATCGCCAGGAAATGCTTTAGCATGGATTCGGACTTCTGGGTGGGCTGGAGTGGGTTGCTCTCGCTCGGCGAGGCGTAGGCATTTTCCAGTTGCTTGCCCAATGGGCGATTGCCGCGGGAGCAGAGGAATGCAGTCTCGTAAACCCGGCGCGGGTATTCGCCGCTGCGACCGGGGATGATGCCCTTGCCGTCGGACTTGAGCCAGATGAGGGGATGGGCTTGGACCATGAGTCCGGCACTTTCCAGTTTCTTCCGCGTTCGCTCGTAGTAGTTCATAGAGAACCAGAATAGCAAGTGCGCGGAATAGGATGCAATCCGGTCGAGGTTAGTGCACAAGCAATCGACTAGCCGCCAATAGATTTCGGCGTCGGAGTCGTCGTAGTCGATCCCAAATCCCGCGCCCGCGTTCATGCCTGTGCCGGCGAAGACTTGAATCCCGTACGGGAAATCACAGTGGATGAGATTGAATTTCGCGCCTGTGTATGCGGGGGCCCATTTCAGGAAGTCGCCGCAGATTATAGGAGCGACCACAGAAGGAACAGTGCTGTCCAGCTTAGGCAGCTCAGTCCCACTATCAAGAGCGCCGCCCAGCGGAGTGGTAGTTTCGGAATCTCCGGGGGCGGGAACGGTGGCTGATGCTTGGGCGCTCGCGCTTGCGCTGGCTGTTGCGGTGGTCGCATCGGACTTACCTCCAAAAATCCTCTCGCCGGCCGCGGCGATTTTGTCAACTATATCGGCAGTCTTGCGCTCGGCGGCCCGCTCTAGGATACTCCGGGCGTGTTCGATGCCGGTGGCGGCGGCGAGCAGGGGCGAGTCGAGGTTGCGGTAGATGATTAGCAACCGGGCGACGAAGCTGCGCTCGTAGTTGAGCCGGGCCGCGGTCTTTGCGGTTGTCCAGGTTGGATCGGCGGCTTTGCGCATGGCGTGCAGGTCGCCATAGGCGCGGATTTGATCGCGCCAAGGCAAATCGCTACGTTTAATATTCTCTTCCAGTTCTATCTCGCGCGATTCGAGCGGCGATAGTTCGTCCCAGAAGCGGGCTTGAACGGGGATTCCCAAGTTGATACAGGATTGCAAGCGCCGGCCGCCGACGACTAGCAATACAGTCTCGCCGTCGCGGCGGACAACAATGTCTTGGATTTGGCCCAGTGTCGCGATGCTCGCCTCCAGATCCTTGGTGTCGAGCTTGCTTCGCTGACGGTTGGGCGGGACGACAATTGTAGTTGGGTCTAGTGCGGGCATCTATATTTCCCCCGAAATACGGTGGGCAGTTTAGTGACATGCCCAGGTCAACACGGCGTCTACGCCGCTACAACGGTCACCACTTCATTATACCCGGTCTTCTCTCCTGTCCTCCGGTCGACACGCTCGCGGAGTCGCAGTTGCACGCGCGCCCCTTGTACGTCGGGGAGTCGCTCGTCCACGCCAACTCCTGGCGCTTTGCCCAGAATCCCGTCCACCGCGTCGCCGAGTCGGTAAAGTGCGGCGGGGGTGATGAAGAACTCTTGGCGGACTTCGCGCCGAGTCAGGTCGATCCCGGCGTTCGCGTCTGCCGCCACGTCGTCGCAGGCTTCGAGGATTTTGTAGTTGAAGCGGACGAGGTGCGTCTGCTTCTCCCCGCGCGTGAGATCGAACTCTGGCTGGCCCAGGACTTCGCCGATATAGTGACCGTCGGCCAGTGGCCGGGGCCGCTCCATATCGTCGGAGGGCTTCTTGAGCAGTTCGCGAACGTCTACTGGTAGTTCTGCCATGAGTGAGTCGCTTTCAGTTGGGTTGGTGCAGGAAAGACTCCTGCACTGCGGCTGGCCCGCCACCGTGATGTGAGCGGGTCGATGCGCAGTCTACAATTATTACAAACGTACCATCTCGTATGCAGCGAATGCACCAAGTCCGAAAGCTATAGCGGAACCGAGCCGCGATTGTGGAGTGAATTTTATATAGCGATCCCATAATATATCAGTTATGTAGAAGCCTATTGCCAATCCGGCAGACGCAACGATATGTTTAGTCATGACGCCGCCCTCACAACTACGGGCGCACTTCGGGCGCCGAATTTCTTGCAGTGTTCGATGAGTTCCGTGGGGGCGGGTTGGCGACTGAGTGCGGCGAAGATTTCGGCCATGCCAGTTGTGATATCATAGGAGCGCTCCAAATATGCGCTGGTCTTGGCATTCACATTGTCCACTGGCACGGTATTGATTTGGCGCTTGACGGAAGTGCCGCTGCCCGTCGCTTCCACAACGTAGATGTCGTTGAAGAACTTACCCATGTTGCGGGAGAGGGCGCGGCCGATGGAACTGGGATAGCCCTTCGCGTTCACCTGCCGCCCGTCGCGGGCGCGTTGCTCGGGCGATTGGACTACACCGCCGGTATCGTCGATCCGGGTCACGTGCGAGATAATAATCACGTTGCACTGGACATAACCCGCGCTCATCATTTCGAGATAGCGTTCGAGTTGCTTCTGGGCGGAGCCCGTGTCGCGCTGATAGTCGTAGCCCTCTTCGCGGGCGCCCAGTCTTCCGTTGATCGCTTGCATGTGGTAGTAGACGAACTTCGCGGTAGTGGTGAAGGAGTCGGTTACGACGACTGTGTCCTTGTCCCAAGTGGTAAAGTGGCCGTATGTCGGCTCGTCCTTCTTGTTGCGAAGCGGGCCGTTGGTGTCGGTCCAGTCTTCGAGCGCGCTGATGATTTCGTCCCAGGCTTTTGCATTCTTCGGCGCGAGAATACGCTCTTTGCCCAGTGTCTTGAGTTCGAAATCCACGTCGATGCTCTTGAAACTCACCGCCTCGCGGAGGTTGATGCCGTGAGCTTCGCAGTATGCAGCGTAGGGATAGCGACGATCGACAAGTAGAGAGCGGAGAGTGGCAACCCCTTTGTCCGTGTCGATGATGCGCAACTTATATCCCATGCAGACGAGCGATGCTAGTGCGCCGGTCTTGCCGCTGCCGTTATCGCCGATGACTAGCATCTTCGCCGGGGCGGGCGCGGTTTCGTCGAGGATTGATGTCACGAGTTATACCTCTCTGGTCTGCAAAGGATCCCAGACCCGTTGCTCGAACAGGCCGCGCAGCAAAGGTTCACGGACTTCGGGGCTCGCCCCGCAGACCTTGCGGAACTCACAGCCGTAACAGGCTTTATCGTTTTGGGGCCAATAGTTGTCATGCGCAAATACTTCCGCTTGACGCAGCCAGTATTGCAAATCCCTCACCCACTCGTCCAATTGGCTTGGAGTTCGGGTCACTTCGCCGCGCTGGAACCTGTTCCCCTCCACTAATGTCTGCACCGCGTCGATGACGAAGCCGCGGATGGGTTCAGGATAGACTACTTGCCCCGCCAAGATGTACAAACTCACCTGATTATCGGGTGAATACATGTCGAAATAGTTGTCGTTGAGGGCGAACTTCGTTGTCTTGCGATCTTGAATCCAGATGCGGTCGTTGAAATGTGTGAGGCGGTCGATGTGGCCGCAGAGGAGATATTCTTCGTCGGTTAGATGGCTGCGAAGTCCGACCTCAAACCGGAAACTCTTCTCCACCGCGGGCTCACCGTCGGCGAAGATAATCGTTTGCATGGTGTCGTTTTCGCCGAACTTGTCGAGATACCAAACGATTGCGCGGATGAGGGTTTCGCGGGTCTTGGTTGGTTCCTCACTTGTCCAGGGACGATTGAGTTTGAAATTCCAAGTCGCAATGAGCGCGCGCCGGACTGTTTCGTCAAGGGCCGCGTTGTGCGGAACGCCTTTGGCCTTGGCCCGGTCGTAGAATTCTAGTGCGGCGTGGAACCAAATGCCGAAGGCGAAGTGTATGTTTTCGCGGCGGCCAGTGTAACCGCGGACGATAGAGTATTCGTAGAGGCGCGGACAGCGTTTGAGGGCGGAGAGCGAAGTACTGTCCCACGCGATCTGAAGCGTAGGCAGCTTGAGTGAGAAGCTGGTGTTCAGGGGGAGCGGTTGCTCAGTTACTTGCACTTGGGCGGCCATCAGGCAGTCCCGCTAGTCGGGGCTTGGCCTTCCCATCGGGCGATTACCTGTTTGAACATGGCTTTTACATCGTCCCGGTTCGCCCCGTTGCTCATGTAGTTACAGCGGCCGGGAACCGGCGCGTCGCCTTCCGCGTTCATGGGGAAAACGAGAAGGATGACGCCAGTCTTGCGGGCGGCGCCACTGCTCTTGCCGTTGAAGACCTCATCCACTACGCCCATTAGTCCGTGCATTTGGGCGAGATACTGTTCGCTGATTGGGTCGTCGGACATCGGCGTTTTCCTCCTGCCTGCTATGTAGTATTCGGCCATAGTATTACTTCCACACGTCTATAATAACAGAATAATCGCCAACAATATAATCCTCGAAACTTATTCGCTGAAAACTTGTAACTCCATCGGCATGTTTGAATTCTATATTTAATTGCCCAAGTCTGTTATCATTCAATGCAATTGCACAAGAGTATATTACTGTACCGTCCTTGCGTTTGAAAGTTATTTGAGCCGGGATCATTTTGCCTACTCCGCGCCGGGGAAGTCGATTATTAGTCGCAGCGGCCCCTTGATCGGGCCGTGAACGTCCGATTGCCACTCGATGTGGCAGTTGAGAGCGGAGTCGAGTTTAAGAGTTATCTCGTAGCCGTGCAGGGCGCTGGAAGGCGCGATGAAGGAGGCGGATTCCACAACTGTGCCGTCGGGCCGCTGGATGATGGCGATGCAGGTTTGTTCGCCGCTCATATCAGCGACTCCACGTCAACGTCTAGGGCTTCGGCGATGGAAGTTGCCTTGCGCTTGCGAGTTCCGCCGGGGTTCGCGGCCTTGGCATCGGCCTTGCGCATTTCCTCGGAGACAAATTTCTCGCGTTGGGCGCGCAGACGGACTACGAGCGGGCGAATGTCATCGGCGGTGATGGACTCGGGAAGCCCCGCGATCAACTTCTCGTTCACGCGGTCGAACAGTTCGTCCAAACTTGTCGGATCGACTTCATTCAGGGGCGAGTCCGCAACAACTGGGTCGGGGGCTGGTGCCTGCTCGCTCACGAGTTGTCCTCCTGCTTTTCACAATCGAACCACGGCGCGGCGATTTCGCGGAATGTTTTAGCGTCGAAGTTTGGATCGTCATTCTGAAGCATGACCATCATATTTGTTATTATATCGCCATAGTACAAACCGCGTTGCTGGCGCAGGAAGTTTGCTAATCGCGTTTGCTGCACTTCGCTGAACATTGGCATTAGCGTTTGGCTCCGATAGATATGGTCTTGCAACGATGACATTGATATACACCCCACTCAGCCTTAACCAAACCATTGTCAACGCAGTTGAAGTGCCAAATCCACTTGCACTGTGTGAATGTACAGAGCCATCTCACGGTTGAGTCTCCGAGTTCGCGTGCGGCTGTGCGGGCGCGGTGCGGGAGTTGGCGAGGCGTACGTCTGTCCAGAATTTGATCATGTATTCGAACTCGCGCTTGGCGTAGGCGATGCGAGATTTCTCCGTGCTGCTGCTTGCGAACTGTGTCGCTCGATCCAGCACGTCGAGGCGGCGATGGATGTCGCCGATGAACTCGGTGCGCAGTTCTTCGAGCGTGCGGGCGTGCGTGGAATATTTGGCGACGGTAGTCACAGTGTATTCTCCTCTTCACCGTTGATAGTGTTGAGGCACTGTTTCAAGGCGTCGCGATAACCACAGTCATACCCAGCACCATAACTGTTCATAGCAACTCTGTGTGAATCGGCGGCCTCTTGATTTGCAACAACAAGGCGCTCATCGAGTTTCTCACGCAGTTCCTGAATCATCATAGCGTCTCGTCCTCTGTTAGTTCTTCTAAGTTGATTGGGATGTCGAGCGGGGCCTCGCCGTCGCGGTACGCGCGAACTTTGTCGCGCATTTGGCGCACATAGGATTGGACGATGGTGCGGATGAGCAAGTTCGTCTGGCGATCAGTTCCGCTCATGCGACGGAGTTCGTTGTAGTCGTCTGCATAGACGCGGATGCAGATGCGGGTGAGAGGCTTGTCGGAGAGCTTGGGCATTAGAGCGAGTCTACATCGACGAGTTGGGACAGCGGGAGCGCGGGCGCGGCGGGTTCTTCTTCCTCTGCGCCTTCCGGTGCGGCGATGTTGTTGCCGTTGATTAGCCACAGGCGGTTGTCAGGGTCGCGAGGATCAAGTCGTATCTGCACGGCCCGGAAGTCGGGGCCGAACTCGCGGCGGAAGCGATAGAGAATCTGCTTCGCGCGGAGTGTCGGTGCAACCACTGTGTCGATCGAAATCACGCGGATGCGGACTCCGAATTGGGCGCTTATGGCCGCGCGGAGGGCGGCGTCGCACTGGATTTCAAGCATGGTAGGCACGGTTAGAGTTCCTCATCAAGCGACAGATCTAAGTCATGTTTGCACGCTTGAAAGCGCGCACTCCAACCGCTCTCCCACTGTGAATAGGAGTACGATTGAGTTGTATCGTTATAAGGATTCACTGCTCCTTTGCCTATATATCGGTGCGACTGCCAACCATTACAGTACGCTTCGCTACGATCTTGGGGCATCAGAGGGCCTCGATGTCAACTGCTTGGGCGGTTGCGATGCTCTCGCGGACGAGAGCGGATTGAGTTTCGATGCGGGTTTTTGCCTGTTCGAGCAATTGGGGATGTT